GTGCGGTGTACTACCCAATGCTTAAGATGGTGGACCCAACAAAGACTGGACCTGGTGCTATTCGTGACACCTATCCGGGTGGGGCCATCGCTGGTATCTACGTCCGAACTGACTTTACTCGTTCAGTAGCTAAGTCACCAGCCGGGTACGCTGCAGAGGTTCGTAACGCACTTGGCCTTACCGGCACGTTCACCTCGGCTGATTCCGCCCTGCTGTACGACAATTTCGGTGTCAACATCTTCAAGGCAGTGCCAGGCGCAGGGATTGTGGTTAATGGTGCACGCACCCTTGACCGCACGAGCCCCGGTAAGTACATCACGATTCGTCGTTCGTTGAACTTCCTGAAGCAGACACTGAAGGATTCAACATCCTTTGCAGTGTTTGAGCCCAACGACGACCGGCTGTGGACTCGCCTCAACATGACTGCGTCTGCCATCCTCAGCGAGTTTTGGCGCGCTGGTGGTCTTAAGGGGGCTAATGCTTCTGAGGCCTTCTACGTAATCTGTGATGAGACAAACAACACCGCGCTCACCGTGAACAATGGAGAAGTTCGTATGGAGGTTGGTGTCGCCCTGCAGTACCCAGCCGAATTCGTTGTAATCAATATCAGCCAATGGACCGGCGGTTCCAACACCGCATCAACACTCTGAGGAGTTTATAAATGGCACGTTCAGCTAAAAGCGACCCAATTCGCAACTTTAAATTCCAGGTAACTATCAACGCTGACGGCGCTCTTGGTAACCTGACTCAGAATCTGTCCCGCATTGGCTTTGCCGCCATGTCTGGCTTATCTGTACAGAACGAGATGGTTGGATACCGCGAGGGCGGAATGAATACTCATCCGCATAAGTTCATCGGTCAGTCCGACTTTGCCCCCATCACCTTTAGCCGCGGTGTGTTCGAAAACCAGTCACAGATGTACAAGTGGCAGCAGTTCCTCCACTCATGGAACCAGGCGTCAGGCGGTTCAACGAGCCAGGACAACGACTACCGCTGCGACATCCTTGTTAAGGTGTATGACCACCCAATCTCGGCTGGATCGTACAATAGCCCTGGAACGGTGGAGGGCAACAACCTGCAGCTGGGCAACGCCCGCTTTGGCTTCAAGCTGTTTAACTGCTGGCCAGGTGCCTACTCGTTGAGTGACCTTAACGCTGGTGACAGTGGCATTATTGTTCAGCAGCTAACTGTTCACCATGAGGGGTTTGTGGTAGGTTGGAGCCCAGAAGAAGTGGCTTCACTTGCTGGCCTTGGTGGCTGACCAATTAAATAACTAGGAGAATAAATGAGTATTCAATCTGATGCATCGGCGTTGAATGACGCCATTAAAGATCCTGTACCAGAGCTCCGCCCTTCAGAAAGCCTTATAGTCACACTGCAACGGGGTCTTATGGACCCCGTTAGCGGTATATGGCAGACCGAGGCAGAGGTCAGGGAGATGACCGGCGAGGACGAAGAGTACATGTCCGGGATCGAAGCCAAAGGTACGATCAGCTACTCGGATTACATGGTGACGCTTCTTAAGCGAACTGTTGTTCGAGTAGGAAAACTTACCGTAGCCGATAACCCCAGCGTTCTTGACAACATTTCCATGGGTGATCGAGACATCCTATTTCTAGGAGTCATCCGCGCCACATACGGTGCAACCAAGGAATTCCAGGCCACATGCCCAAATTGCGACAAAGATAACGACGTGGTCATGGATTTGGATGAAGACTTCCCCATCCAGGAGCCAAACGTTGATCTGCGATCTCCAATTGAGATTAAACTACGCAACGGTAAGAAGGCAAAGCTGCGAGTTCCGACCACTGGTGATAGCTCAGCAATAGGCAAGAAGTCCCAGACATCGTCTGAGCAAAACACCTTCATGATCGCTAGTTGCTCAGTCTGGGAAGACGGTGAGCAACCGCAGAACATTGAGAAGTGGGCTAAGTCCCTTAACGTTGCAGATCGCAATAAGATGGTCAAAGCCATCCTTGACGTCAAGGCTGGCCCAAAGCTAGAGGAGGTGAAGGTCCCGTGCGCTCACTGTGATCAGGAATTGATTATCAGGATCGACTGGATCTCACTTTTACTTAGTTAATTTGAAGTATACTTATTGGGAATACGAACTAATAGCCTCCGTTTACAAAGGGTTCAGTATGTCGGACCTACGGTCTATGACCGTACGCCAAAGGGACTTCTGGTTCCGTATGGCAAAATGGCGTAATCAGTAACGGAGGAGCCCTATGGCAGAGGAAATTAATGTAACTCAATTCCTTGGCCTTACTGGTGTTGACCAACTTAAGGACGCCCTTGGGGGTAGTGCCAACGTCAAGAAGTCTATTGACGAAGCACGCACAGCTATCAAGCCCCTACTCGCGGACATTTCTAAAGAGTTTGAAAAGATAGGCAAGAAACTAAAAGCTGATATAGCTGCTGCTATGGGCGGAACCGGGGGGGACACCGGCGGTACATCAGCTGGAACCAATGTCATCACTGGCATAGAAACAGCCAAGGCAGCTACCGCAGCAGCTAAGGCAGCTGGATCTGGTGGTGGCGGTGGAGGAATATCCAACGCGATATCAGGGCTCTCCAGCGGAGGGGGCACCAAGATGCTTGGTGGTCTCATGAAGGGCGGCGGAATGGCTGCTGCCGGTACAGCCATTCTTGGCGGTATCAACATGGGCATTGACGCCGCTAATTCGAGATTTGAGCGAGGTCGTGAAGGGGTACTTGCAGCAGACCGAATGTCTGTGCTGTACCAGCAGATGACTGGCCAAAGTCAGCTTGGGGTTAGCTCGACTTACCGTATGCCCCTGACCCAGTACCGTCTTGTAGCTGGGGGCATCAACGACCTAATGGCCATGGAAGCTCAGACGGGAATTAGCGGTCGTCAGCAGGCTTCTAGCGTTGAGGCGATGCGAACCCTCAGTGGTTACCAACTGAGCACGGGTGATGTCACCGGAATGATGGCCAGCCTGGCTAGCGCCCCAACTGCGAACCGGTTGTTCATGATGACTGGAACTGGCCTCATTGGGCCTGGGGGAACCCAGAATTCAATGATGAGTGTGATGCAAAACATAGTTCGTTCTGCTGGCCTTACAGATAAGGACACATTGAAGAGCGCACTTCAGCCAGGATCAGTTACCCGGGCAAAGCTAACCGCTATGGGTGTTCCCTCGGATATGATCACCCAGGTCATTCAATACGCCCAATCAAACCTTACGTATAAAGAAAAGGGTGGTAAGGGGATGTATGACCCCTCCCAGGAGGGGGCCCGCCGCCTTATGGGTATCGAGGAAAACTTTGCTACGCAAGTTGAAGAGACCCAGCGTCTTGAAACATCTAGGGACGAGCAATTCTACCGTCGCCAAGTAGACAACTACGCCCATCTAGAGCGTCAAACCCAAACTCTTACCAGGGCCTTCGGGGCTCTGGAAGATAAGTTGTCTGGCATCCTCGGAATGGTTGGAAGCAACCGTATTGCTACTACGATATTCCAGGGCGTAACCGGGGGTGGTGGTGACCCTGACGGCAACACAGCCGGGGTAAGCGCTTCAACCCCAAATGTTAAGTCGGCTCTTAACAACAGTAGCTTCAAGCAGTTGCACCCAAAGATGCGCGACAGAGTAATGCGCATGATGGCGGACAACCCAAATGTTGGGTTCGGTGAAGGTGTTCGAAGTGCTGCCTCTCAAAGAACAATGTTTACAAGCCGTTACAAAAAGACTGATAAACAAACCACCAACGGTAAGCCAAACGTTTATTGGGACGGCTCTTACTGGGAGCATGTAAGCGGGAACCCCGCAGCTCCACCTGGGCGCTCAATGCATGAAATTGGCTTGGCCGTAGACCTTACTGGTGACTTTGATTGGGTTGTTAAGAACGCCCATAAGTACGGTCTAAAACACTTCGGGGGTGTCAACAACGAACCGTGGCATGTACAGCCAGAAGAGCTACCTAACTCACGGTCAAAGTACGAGGAGTCAGGTGCTCCCTGGGGTAGGGGTGGGGTTGGCGCTGCGCCGTATACCGCTGACTCGGACTTTGGCGACAGCCTTGATCACTACGGTGGGGGTGAATCACAAGCTCAACCACAACGCGGCTACGGTAACGTCACAATCGCTGACCGAGTTGAACGGTCGATAAGCGTTGGTTCCGGTTCCGGTGTTGGGGGGGTGCGCGGTGGTAATAGTAAGAAAGCCTACGGTAAGGTAAAGAGCTCCGCAGGAACGTACGTCACATTCGGGGACTTCAGGGGTGGAGGGACCGCAAAATCTGGCGTTGACATTACCCGCTGGGCGCAAGATTTCCTGCGTGAAGTAGGCGCTCCTATCAACTTGGCAAATATGGAAGCCATATCTGCTTGGATTGCAGCAGAGGGTACTAAGGCCAGGTTCAACCCATTGGCTGTTGTCAGCAAGCCAACGGCTGAGGCAATGGGGGGTACAACAAACCTCGATGGTTGGACTGATTTTAATACGACTGGCGTAAAGGACTTTGCTAACTACCAGCAGGGTTTAAAGATGAATGCTTACCATATTATGAAACATGGTAAAGGGGTTATTAAAGCGCTTCAGTCAAACACGAATAACCCTTATGACATCATCACGGCAATTGAAAAGATGGTTAAGGGATGGGCCCCAGACTACGCCGCGCGCGGAGTGCTGGAGGGACGCGGAGTGCCAACCTCTTTAAGTGGTGGTGACCCGGCTGGACCACCTCAACTCGCACAGATGTCTGGTGGTGGGGGAACTGCAGCGGTGTCACTTACTGGTGGACCAACATTTAACATCAGCCCAAATATTGTCATGTCAGGCAATGGGTCATCACAAGATTTACAAAAAATTGCTAAAGAAGTTGCTGCTCTTATTCGTAAAGAAATCGAGCTACAGGCATTGAGGAGAAGTTAATGGGTTATCGTGAGGATGGATTCTTCAACATTGACTGGGCGCAGGATACGCGTGGCGCAAAACCATCAGGTGGCGGCAAAGAAAACCCGCCATTCATGTTTCCAGATAAGAACATCAGGTTTCTTGATGCGCAATCGGAACTGCAGCGTAAGTTCAATTCCTTTGCTGACACAATATCACGCGGCGACTATAAAATACATAGAGGTTACATACGCAACCTGGAGCAACCACAGTTTGGTAACGTCCCGATAAGTCGTTGCAATTTTCAATTTAACCCTCAAGAGATCCGACAGAACGTAGCAATGCGAGAGGATCTTTATCTACCATTGCTGCAGGATGTTGCTCAGCTGTCTCAGCCAATAGGTGCGGTTGTTAACTTTACTTTTGATCTTTTGTTTGACAGATCTCATGAACTATCTAAGGGTAGGAAAACTGGTGAAAGTTGGCTTGATTACAGCCAGTCCTCAGAGGAGAACGTAGATCCACTAAACCCCAACCCAGATAAAGATGCTTATGACATAGGGGTAATGGCAGATCTACGAATATTGTACTCAGTAATAGGCCAAGGGTTTTCTAGAGAAATGCTTGAGTTTCAAAAAAAGACTCTGGTGTCCGGGGCTGAGCGCATACTGGGAAATCAAATAGACGCAGAAACATCAACTGAAGACGGGGCAACCACGGAGGGTACTGAAACGTCTAGTTCTACTACGTCAAGTACGCTTGGTGAAGTCGACGATGCTGCTTTAAACGACATTCTAGAAGCAAATTATGGTAACTGGGGGTTGCTCATGCCAAACCCAGTTCGCGTTATGTTCTCTAGCCTGTTTATGCTTGACGGGTTCATAACGGGGACTAATGTTGATTTTCTTAAGTTTAATACAAAAATGGTACCGCTTATGTGCCGTGTAACGATGAACATGAGTGCTATGTACATCGGATTTGCTCGCCAAGATACGTTCCTCACCAAGACCTTTAAGGACGCAGCAGAATCAATACGTCAAGAACGTGAGCAAAATGAAGCGACTCGTGCAGAGATAGTTAAAGCCCTGCAGATAACAGCAAAAAAGTTCGTGATTTCTTCGGCGTGGGATGAGAAGGGGACAACATCATGGGATGACAGCGCTAGAGAAGCGGAAAACAAGTTGCCAGTTTGGACGTTAGTTGTTGCTGACAACGTTGCAAGTAAAAATAATATATCAGGAAGAGCGTTGTTCTTAGGATTTCCTAATGTTGTTCCAAAAGAAGGTGGGTTTGATGAGACTCTTCCAGACGGAACGATAGTAAGGCGCGGAGCTGACGTTGATTCAATACTCCGGCTGTACGAGGAGGGCTCAACATTTACGGTTTCTTATACCTGGAGTATAAACGTATACGGCAAGATAACCAGTCCTGGATTAACTAAGGCGGAAGCAGACGCCTTATTGGCTAATAAATCTTACACAAGTTCCAACACAACCAGGCTCATAGGCACGTACTCCGGTACTGAATCATGCACCTCTAAAGATGGTTGGGGAAGTGGGACTAGCGGTTCCGGGGCTGCGGCTGAGCGGGTGCGCAGAAGGTCAATTCGTGGAGGAGCAAGTAACTCAGGATTGCCCAACGAGGCAATTTCATCAATTGCTATACACAAAAATATCGGTAGCTACGCTGATGTTGAAAGTGGTAGCTTTTCGTGGCTTAAAAACGCGTACTACATAGTGGACTTTGATTTTGATATATCAGTATCTTATGGGTCGTCCTCAGACGAGGTATCTATTAAGAAAACATATTCAGACGTTCTTAGTGGCACTAGTAACTTTAGAAAACTAATGATTTTAAATTGGGAAAGTAACGGCGCTGATGTAAGCGACAACCCAAATGTTAACCCAAATATAAGGTGACTTATTATGGCTATCTATAGAACATCCAGTCGCTACAGGTTGTCTAACGGTGGGCGTCTTGCCGATAGAGTCCCGTATGAATCAGTTACCTACTACCAGTATGTGACACGTGACAAGGATACTTTTTCACGTATAGCAGCACGCGTACTTAACGACCCAACCCGCTACTGGGAAATAGCAGATATCAATCCGCAGGTTGAATGGCCTGACTCCATCCCAACCGGAACCGTAATCCGCATACCCTCATGATTGTTCACAGTGGGTCACCGCTATCTCCAAAAACGTATCTGGAAATAGGTGGTGTTGAAGTTAACTACTTTTCAGTAAGTAACATTGACTTAGACCTGTGTATTAATAAGCATGACATACTAACTATTCACTTAAATGGGATACCATCAAAGGCTATAACTGACTACGTGGGCGCACCAGTTAGGTTCACACTAAATTCTGGTCCTGGTAGGTACCAAGAATTTGTTGGGTACGTACTCTATGTAGAGCCCGAGTACAACTCATCAGCGCCGATAGTTAACCAATCTATGTTTTACTCTGCAAGAGTAATATGTTTTGGTGCTTCTGTGTCAATGAAAAGCACTAGGAGTAGAGTTTGGGGCGCTACTACTATTTATAAAATTGCTCAAGAAATAGCTGCTAGATATAAGTTCAGCCTGTCGGTAATTAAGGATGAGTTCATTATTCGGAATGCTGTTCAAGCAAACGAGTCTGACTGGGAATTCCTGGTGCGCTTATGTGAAACCTACGGTTACTCAATGACCGTTCATGGAACACACATGCGGATATGGGATCCGTTTAAAGCAATAGGTCGTCGTGCGTCTTTCGAAAGACTGGTGCCACAAAACACCTATGCTGGTCCTACACCTGGCGCCATACTAAAACTAACTGGTACATTTGGGTACCTAACTCCTGATGGCGAGTCATACAAGTACCGTGTGTCGTCTATTGACGATAACGGAAGTATAACAATCGTGTCTGATCCGGAGAATGGGCCTGTACCATCATGGTCTGGGTATGGTGAAACCCCCCAGTACATCAGCACTCTTGTTGATTCTGCCATGTCAATTGGTGAAGGTCAAAAGCTGATTGAAGCAGAGCGCAAAAAGAACTTTGCCTTTAATGCACATGTGCAGATCTCTGCTGGTGCAGGGATTGTGCCCGGAGGAATAGTTTCTGTAGATGGATACGAGGCAAACTTTGAAGGTCTGTGGTACGTGCGTGATGTTAAGCATAGCGTCGGTGGTTCCACGTATGGTACCGAGCTGATGATCTCACGGGATTACAACACATCTGGAGAATTCTTGGTACCGCCAGTAACCCTTGAAGGGCTTGCTCCAGAAGCAAATTACGTGGATAATGGGTGGGTTGCGTCTAAACAAACGGTGGAACTATATGTATGATGGAATGAACTTATATCGAGCCGTGGTTTCGTATGCCTCCGCAACAACCGGAGATATCCGAGTGCGCATACCGGCGATTCTTGGCCCAACAGAGGTATTGCCCATTTCAAAGATTGGTCGAGCTGCTGTAAATGGTACTTGGGAAGTGCCCCTACTTGGTAGCCAAGTAGTAGTGGCCATTGAAGACGACCGTTTCTCTAATGTGTATATGGTCTACCCTAATCTGGCGGTTATCCAAGCTGCTGAAGGTGGCGGGGGTGGTGGAGAGGAGCCACCTCCCGAAGAGGAACAGTCCGTCCCATCCGGCGCAATAATGCAGTTTGGAGGAAGTGCGGCACCAACCGGGTGGCTGCTATGTCAGGGGGGGACTGTTTCTAAAACTTTATATTCTGCTTTGTACACAGCCATTGGAGACGTGTACGCTATTGGCGGTGAGCCTGTCGGACAATTTCGCCTTCCAAATTTAAAGGGCAAAGTACCGGTTGGGCTTGATGTTACACAAACCGAATTCAACGCCATTGGCTTTACAGATGGGGGTAAGTCAATAGCACTTGCTTTAACAAACCTCCCGCAACACAGTCATTCATTAAACAGTCACACACACTCAGCTAACCACGGACACAGCGGTAGCACTACCTCATACACACACGACCATGGTGATATCAGCAGCAGTGGTTCGCATGGTCACACTGTCTCAAGAAACTTTTGGGGGGATAACCTTACCGGTGGAGGAACAGTATCAGGCAACGTTGGTAACTGGTCGTCAGTGAGTATAAGTGGTGGTAGTCATACACATTCTATTTCAAACGATTCGCACGATCACACTGTTTCTATTCCAACCACAAGCGTTACAACAGGACAGGCATCTGGTGACACCGGCAATGCCGGAAGCGCAAGTCCAACTGCCTTTAATATACTTCAGCCATATATTGTTTTAAATTACATAATTAAGGTGTAACTATGAAGTCTTTAAAAATTCCATTTAATTTTGTTGGTGGTAAAACTCAAACAACATCATCAGTTACAACTATTGCTGAGCAAAAGATTGTTGACGTTCTTACTACCGGTAAATTTGAGCGCGTAATGCGGCATCGTTATGGATCGGATATCCGGAGACTACTGTTCGATCAGCTAGACAGTTTGTCGTTAGCTGACTTTATAATTGACGCTCGGCAAGATGCTGCCGACGCAATCAGTAGAGTTAGTATACTTGACATAAGGGTATCTCCAACAAACACAATTGCTTCATACGGCAATCCAGAAACAACACTTGGAATAACAGTAATTTATAGATTACCACTAGGTTCTCCGCAGGTGGTAAGATTTAGCGTTGCCGTGCCATCGGAGCTAACCGAAGACAGCTTGATTTAGGAGATCAAAGATGCCGTTAAATACCCCGGGGTTCGACTTCGCAAGTCGCGATTATGAGAACATAAGACGAGATCTTCTTGCTCGTGCTGAGCGCGTTTTGCCCGACTGGACCGACCGTGATCCCTCGGACTTCACTATGTTGTTGGTCGATCTGTGGGCATATATGGGAGACATACTACATTACTATGTAGACCGAGCCGCTGGCGAAGCATTTTTAGATACTGCCACTCAAAAAGAAAGCATCCTTGCTCTTGCCAACCTGTTTGACTACACACCACGAACGAGAACGCCAGCCCGCGTTACCGTTTATGTGGGTAACTCATCATCATCATCGGTGGTCATACCGGCAGGAACACTGTTTATTGGTGAGGGTTCGGATGCGAACTATGAGTTCTACTCCACATCCAACGTTACTGTTGACGCCGGTCAGACTGGGTCCATTCAGGTATTCGAAGGTGTGCAGTACCCAGAAGAAACTCTGACCAACAGCGCCACTGGCCAGGTAGGTCAGTCCTACACAATATCTAACTCCCAGGTAATTCCATCATCTGTACGGGTGTTTGTTTACGAAGACGGCGAGAACCCGACCGAGTGGACTCGTGTTCAAAACGTAAACGCGCTTCCAACAAATGTGAGTGGTTTCTCCGTGTACACCACTACTGAAGGATTTACGTCAGTGCGATTTGGTAACCGCGTTAGTGGACGTGTTCCGCCTGTCGGGGTGCGCATTACAGTTTCGTATAACACTACAAATGGTCAGGCAGCTAACATTGCGCAAAACGCAATTCTTGGGTTTAAGTTCAACACCTTCGACGGCGTAGCAGTAACTGGGTCAACACCAGGTATTGGCGGTAGTGACGGGGAAAGCCTTGAATCAATAAAAAGGTCTATCAAGGCGGCAATCCAGACCCAGTCGCGAGCTGTAACTCTTCAAGATTATGTTGACTTATCGCTCCAGCTTGAAGGGGTATACAAATCAGTGGCTGCGTATAACCCAGCTACTGCCACTGTTTCTATTTACACAATCCCATACATTGCCGACTACGTTACATACTCAAGTAACACCATTGCCGTTGACCCAGTGACCGTAGCTATAGTGGAAGGCACGCTTCAGCAGCTGTCAATGTTGGGTGTAACAGTTGATGCTCCGGCAAGTGTGACAGTTAGACCTAAGTCAATTGAGGGTACTATTTATATTACAAATGGGTACGAAGCAGCTGCGGTTAAACGTGTGGTTGAGAGCGAAATTGACGCGCTATTCTCGATAGAGAACATCGAATTTGGAAAAGACATTCGTATTGGTGATGTGTACCGCACAATACATTCAACTGAAGGTGTTGACTACGCAACAATAACAGTCACTGGTACGGCACCATCTAACGTTGAGCTAATAAGAAAGGGCGCAGTCTCGTTTACCACCGTTGGTGGAATTTCGGTGTAGGTGAAACGTGGCTCGTAAATCCTTTGTAATTCAAAAATACGAATCAGATGCTGAGTCGGCGTCGTCTGGTTCGGCGTCCGTGTATGGCTCGTACCTTCAATACCCAGTGGGTAGCGAAGCCGCCTTTGTTGGGTTGCCAGTACGTGAAGACGAAGATACACAACTTAGATCAGATGACCTAAGCCCATCTCCAGTACTCTCTGAACCATCTGTTCCGGGGAGTCTAACCCCTTCTATTTCGTACTTTGAATCACAAGTACTTGATTACAATGAAGTAAAGCTGACGTGGGATGTCGCTCTTGCTGAGGCACTAAGCCCGTCACCTCAACCAACCCGTGTCCTTATCGTGTACTCAGACCTCGGTGAGCCACAGACAGTTGCGGAAGGGTTGTTGTTAATTAACACTAATAACTCTACTTCACTAACACATTACGTACAGCCCGGCAAATGGGCATACTACACGATGTTTATTAAGTATGAAAATGCTTTTGGCTCTGCTTACTACGACCGCGTAGCGTCAGTGTCTGAATTGCTTCCGTACAATTACGGATGCTCAGATGACATGTACGAAAAGATTCCGGAGTATTACAGAGACCTTGACTCACGCTTGGATTCTGGTTCCGGTGGGCCGCTCAAGCGTATGATCTCGCTATTTGGGTTTGAGGCGGATAGGGCACGTACAACTATTGACTACGTAATGTCGTTTAAAGACCCCCTTGTAGCGCACTCCAAGGTACTCGATGTCCTAGCTAAAGATCTAACAGTAGACATACGCTCAGACGAACTAGGTACAGCAAAGCTTAGAAATATTCTTGACAGTGTTGGGCTTATTCGTCGAGCTTTGGGTACCCCCGCAAGTATCGCACTTATTGTACAATCAGCTACTGGATCTGAGGCGGCGTTTAACCTCGGTGGCCCTCTGCCTGCTATTGATATTTACGCACAGCGCGTAAACCTGCTTAAAGACCCCAACATTATTGGTGGTGCTGCCGGTTCTCTAGTTGGTGGTACTCCTAGAACATCCACGTTTACAGACACCTTTGAAGCTGGTGGTGCGTCAGTACCAGTAGTTGACGCGACATACGAAGGTGGTAACCCATTCTCGTCGCTCAGTCCGTACGACGAGTTTGCGGATGCTGACGAACAGTTCCAGGAAGAAATTAACGAGCAGTTCTGGCAATACGCCCCCGACCCTGCCTCTGGGGGGTCTTTGTCTTATCTAAAGACAATCGACAACACAATCCCAATTTCTCCAGGCGAACGTCTGTACTTCTCTATGCACGGAGACTTTGTTGATAACGCACAAGACCAGGTTGTGCGAGTTGCACTGTATGCACTCAATGGGGCTGGCGCAGCTTCAGCAGGATATTCAGGTACTGAAGATGATGTTTTGGTATGTGATGCTGGTAACCCAATTGTCATTGCAGGTATTAAGTACTGGGAAATGGTTATTCCACCAGCAACCCTTGAGTGGTACACGGCCTCTCTAACAATATTTGTAAATACCTCAGCTAACATCAGTAAGGGATTCCAAAGACTATTACTAGAAAAAACGCTAGGCGGAACAT